GCAGTGGCGCGCGCCATGGCGGAGGTGGGGCTGTGATAGGGTACGGCGACATCCTGAAAGCAGTGAATGGCGTACTTGCGCGACTGTATCCGGACATCCCGAGATATAGCAACGAAAACGCCGACCAAGCGCGGCCGACATACTTTTTTGTTGAGATTATCCCGCTGGAGCGGACGCATGAGAGCAAGAACCTGCTGAATCTGCGGGCGAGCGTGAAAATCACCTATGTGCAGCGCACGCCGAATCAGGCCGACAATCTCCGGAAAGAAAAAGAGATTTTCGACGCGCTCGGCATGGTGCAGCGCATCACGGATGCAGACACCGGACTGAAAAGAGCCCTGCTGGTGCGTGGATACGGCTCGGAGTACATCGGCGAGGAAGGGAACATCTTGCAGATAAGCATGCGCTTCGCGTGGTCGGAGTGCACGACGGTAGAAAGCGGGCTGCCCGTCATGGAGCGGCTCGAAGGAAACATAGAAAGAAAGGAGCACTGATATGGCGACACTGAAAGCGCCGAGCGTCTCTATCCTTTTCGAGGAGAGGGGCACTACTGCGGTAGAGAGAAGCGCACGCGGAATCGTGGCGCTGCTGCTTAAGGACACCGCGCCGAAGGTGGTGAAAATCTACACCACCGAGGACATCCCGGACAGTCTGAGCGAGGCGAATAAAAGATTTATCCTCGACGCGCTCAAGGGCGGCAGCTCTGCGCCGAGATATGTACTCGCGTATGTGATGGCGACGGCCGCGGACATGGGCAAGGCCTACACGGACGCAAAGAAGGCGCTCGCGTCCGAGGATTTCACCTATCTGGCCGCGCCGTACTCCAAGACCGACAGTCAGGCGGCAGGGCTCATCACATGGGTGAAAGAGCAGCGCGAGGCCGACCACCTCATCAAGGCTGTGCTGCCGGATGTGGCGGGAGCGGACAGCGAGGGAATCATCAACTGGGCGTCCACGCTCACGCGGGGCAATGCCACGTTGACCGCCGAGGAGGGAACGCCGAGAATCGCGGGACTGCTCGCGGGCACCGGCCTCAAAGAGTCTGCGACCTTCGCGCCGCTCAAAGATTTCGACGATGTGTCGAGACTCAGCAAGACCGAGGCGGATGCAGCGGTCGGAGCGGGCAAGCTGGTCGCAGTCTGGGACGGCGAGAAGGTAAAGCTCTCCCGCGCGGTCACGAGCCTTACGACGACCACGGCAGAGAAAAAGGATTCTTTCAAGAAAATCCGGCTGGTCGAAATCATGGATATGATGAAGACCGACATCAAGCGCACCGCGGAGGATGGCTACATCGGCCGCTTCCAGAACAGCTACGACAACAAACTCCTGCTCATCACCGCGATTTCGCAGTACATGCAGGGGCTTGTGGCCGACGGAGCGCTTGCGGGGGCTTCCTGTGAGATTGACACGGCTGCGCAGCGCAGATGGCTTGTCGACCAGGGCAAGCCCGCAATCCTCGACGACGGCACCGAGAAGCCGGTCGGAGCGTGCTCGGACGATGAAATCAAGAAGGCGAACACAGGTTCGCATGTATTCCTTCGCGCATCGGTGTCGATGCTGGACGCGATGGAGGACATCGACCTCGTAATCCGCCTGTGAGAAAGGAGGCAGAATGCCGAAATTTGAATCTAACCGCGTAATCAATGGCACTTGGGGCGAGATGTGGGTCAACGACCTGTACCTCGCCGAGGTCGAGGAGGGCAAGGCTGAGATTGACCTGACCTACTCCGATGTATCCATGGTGCGCACGCTGACGCCGGGCAAGAAGCTGACGAAAGTCGAGCCGAAGGGCAGCGTAAAGCTCCACCATGTGCGGTCTAACATCGCGAAGGAAGTGTCTGACAGCGTCCAGCTTGGCAAGTCGCCGACCTACAAAATCATCATGAAGCTCGAGGATCCGGACGCTTTCGGCGCGGAGCGCGTGGCGCTTTATGGCTGCAAGTTCGACAAGGCAATCCTCATGGATTTCGCCGTCGGCAAAAACGGCGAGGAGAGCTACTCCTTCACTTTTGAGAGCTGGGAGTGGCTGGACGCAATCACTGCATAAGAGAGGAGAAAGAAGATGATTATTGATTTGCTGATGTCGCTTGACCGCGACAAGCTCACCGAGGTGCCCACCGAGAGAGTCCGCGCGAAGCGGCTCTCTGAAATCGCTGGCGAAGACGTATTCGTGACTGTGTCCGCGCTGCCGGGCGACCGCTATGCGGAAATTTCTACGACCAGCGTGCGCAACGGCAAGCTGGATTTCAGCCGCGTGTATGACATGCAGTCGCTCATGGTGGCCGAGGCGGTGAAAGACCCCGACCTCAAAAACGCCGACTTGCAGAGGCACTTCGGCGCGGCCACACCTAGAGACCTTGCGCGCATCCTTTTCCCGGGCGGAGAGATTGCAAGGCTTGCCGATGTGGTGACGGAGCTGTCCGGCTACAGTGACGACGAGGGGCTGGTCGAGCAGGTAAAAAACTCGTAAAGACGGACGCGGACGCGCAGGCCATGTTTTACCTTTTCGTAAATCACCACATGCCGCCGTCCGTCTACTACGACGCGCACGAGTCCGACAAAAGAGTCATGCGCGCTTTTATCGCGCTGGAGGTCGACGAGGAAAGACAGAGAGCAGAGAGGGAGTCTAAATGAGTGACAAGAAAATAGATGTAACCCTCCGGTACAGAGACCAGTTTTCGGCGGGGTTTCAGGCAAGCATTGCGCTGCTCTCCAAGGGCACGAAAGAGGCGCAGAAAGCATGGAAGAGCGTCCAGCAGACCGGCGATAGCATCGCGAAGGTAGGCGGCAGCATCACGAAGACCATCTCTGTGCCGATAGCGGCCATGGGAGCGGCAGGAGTGAAGAACTTTTCTTCGGTCGATAAGCAGCTGCGACTCGTGCAGGCCACCATGGGGAGCACAGCCGAGGAAGCGGCGCAGCTTGAGAAGAGCATCAAGACCTCGGCATCCAACTCCGTTTTCAGCATGCAGGACTCGGCAGACGCGACGCTTAACTTCGCGCGGCAGGGCTTCAAGGCGGCCGAGGCGGCAGACATGCTGACTCCGGCGCTTGACCTTGCGGCCGGTACCGCTACCGACCTAAGCACGGTAACAAGCGGCCTCGGAAACACGATGAAGGCCTTCGGGGCAAGCTCGAGCGAGGCGGCGCACTATACGGACATGATGGCCAAGGCACAGGCGCAGGCCAACACCGATGTGACGGGGCTTTTTGACGCTATGTCGGTAGCGGGCGCAACGGCCAACACGGTCGGCTGGAATTTCGCCGATTTGGCGACCCTGACGGGCGTTTTTGGCGACAAGAGCATCTCGGCCTCCGAGGGCGCGACGGCCCTCAACACCGGCCTCATGCGCATGGCGTCCGGAAGCTCACGCGAGGCCATGAAGGAGCTCGGCATCGAGGTCTTCAACACTAACGGCACGATGAAGAGCATGCCGGAGACTATCGGGGCGCTGCAAAAGGGCTTCGCGGGTCTCTCCGCGCAGGAGCAGCTGGCTGCTGCATCCTCTATTTTTGGCAAAAACCAAGCGGCGAAATGGCTGACGCTCATCAACGGTCCGGGCGTGGAATCCTTGGAAAACATGAAGAGCAGCATCGAAGGCGCGACGGGCGCATCGCACGACATGGCCGAGGCGCTGCTGTCCGGTCCAGGCGGCTCCATCGAGAAGCTCAAGTCTTCGATAGATGTGCTGACCTACTCGATTGGCGACCTGCTGAGCAAATATGTGCAGCCGGTCATCGACAAAGCCAACGAGTTGGTCACGGCCTTTAACAACATGAGCCCCGAGCAGCAGGAGCAGATAGTAAAGTGGGGGCTCATCGCGGCAGCGGTCGGCCCCACGATTATGGTCTTCGGCAAGCTGGTCTCGACGGTGGGCACGGTCGGACTGGCGGTCTCGAAAGCGGTCGGCACAGCAAACCGACTCTACAAGGGCTTCAAGACCCTGTCCGCTGGCGCGAAGGTCGCACAGGTGGGGCTTGCGGGGCTTATGTCCCCGGCCGGAGTTGTGATTGCGGTAATTGCAGCAGTCGCCCTTGTGGTCGCGGCGGTCATCACGCACTTCGACACTTTCAAAAAGACGCTCGCCTTTATGTCGCCGGTCTTCCAGCACATGCAGGAGAGTCTCGCACGGCTGCGAGAGCGCTTTGAGCCGATACTCAAGGTCGTGGCAGAGGTCGGAAAAGTGGTCTGGGATGTCTTTGGCAACGCAGTCGCGATGGCGCTTGGAGTGGCAGCAGCCGCGGCAGCAGCTATCATCGACGACATCGCCGGAGTAATCGGCGGCATCATCCGAGCGGCGCAGGGGGTGATTGACTTCCTGACGGGAGTCTTCACGGGCGACTGGGACAAGGCATGGCACGGCCTAAAGGAGATTTTTGCCGGCGCTTGGGAGGCTATCACAGCTCCGGTAGAGGCTTTCATCGGGCTGCTTGACAGGGTCGTCGCTGGAATCGAGAAGGTCATCGGCAAGGCCGCCTCGGTCAACTCGGTGTCGCTTTCCTTGCCTGATAACGCACGGGACGGCCTCAACGCAGTGTCGCGCGGAGTGCCGATTGCTCGGAGAGGCTACGGCGGTGTCCCGATGAGAGCGCGCGGCGACGCGAACTTCCTCGGCGGTCTTGTGCAGGTGCACGAGCGCGGGGGAGAGATTATCGACCTCCCGCACGGAACGCGTATCTATCCGCACGACCAGTCCGTAGCTATGGCAAGGCGCGAGGGCGGCGGGGTGACTATCCCGAAAATCGCAGACCAGATCATCGTCCGCGAGGATGCAGACATCGACCGTATCGGCGAGGCAATCGCTCGGGCGCTTGCTCGGGCGGGACAGAATAGGGGGACAGCGTAATGGATATCTACCTTCGCGGGAGCACGCGCTTCCGCTTCCCCGTCCTGCCGAGTGAGTACACGGTGCACATGGAGCGGCAGACCGAGACAGTGAGCGTGGGAAAGCTCGGAGACATCGACCTGGCAAAAGGGCGGGGGCTGAAAAGCATAACCTTTTCGAGCTTTTTCCCGCGGCACTACGACCGTGGCTACTGCCGCTACTCGGGGCTACAGTCTCCGAAAGCGTGCGTGGCCAAGATGGAGAAGGTGCTGCGCGGGTCGCCCGTGCGGCTGGTCATCACCGGCGCGGCCGTCAATCTCTCGGTGAGGCTTACGAGCTTCGAGTGGAAAGAGGATGACGGCAGCGGTGATGTAACCTTTACGGCCACTTTCCAAGAGCACCGCTCCGCTCCCGTATCGCAGTCGTCTGTGATAGCTGACGGCGGGAAGAGCGGCACGGCCG